AACCATTTGGACGTTGGTGTAAAACCTCATTAGGATGTCAATTTAATATATTTGTCACGCAATTCACCATTTGGTTCGACAAATGTAAGTGCATCACCCGACCTCATCATTGTAACAGATTGATTGCTAAAATCCAACCATGGTTCCAGAGTATATGTCTCTTCTGTTTTAATTAACTTAAAAGGACTGATAATTTTACAATCTGGTTCACCAGGTATATCACCAAATACCTCTTCAATTTCTGATATTAAAACAACACCACTTGGCAAAATGATACATTGTATATTCTTTTCCATTTGTTTGAGTCAAATATTTTTGCGGTAGATTCCTATCGCCGCTAATCCTGAACCTACCAAAGGGGATTACCGCAGTCAGTATTTATCTAACACATATATTATACCATAAAAAAAGGGTTCGTCAAGAACCCTAAGTTTCATCCCAAACTCAATTATATTTAAGTGATCTTTACATCTTCAAAAAAAGGTATAAGAGTTCCATCACCAACTTTTTCTTCTATGTAATTAAAAATTGATTTCCCACAATGAGGGCATAATAAGTCTTCTTCAGTATTAAATGGAACAATTGTAGACTCAATATCTGGCATGGTGCAAGTCATTTTATGTAACCATTCATGTCCTGTTCTAACTGAATTACAATAAGATTCTCTTAACTCTCTTACTGCATCTCCCCATACGTCTAATGTTCTACGATGAGTATCTACTGGATACCAAATATCAAAATGATTAGAAATTTTTATAGTTTCCACCATTGTCTCTACATCTACATTAAAATCAATCGGATATCCAGTAATATATTCAGTGAGATTGTTGTAATATTTTTTTGTAATTAAAGAACCAGTACCAGGATTAAGTCTTAATAATCTACCAAAAACTTGTATCGGTATGTGTGTTCTAGTATACTTAGGGTCACGCACTACACCAACAACCATTGCTGATAAATTATTAATACTTATTCCAGATCTGGCACGATTTAACACTATCATATATCTTAGAGGATCATCAGGATCAAGCATTCTTTTTTTAATTTCATCAAAAGATTTAACTTTTTGACAATTTCTTTTGTCCCCTGTTAAATCCCAAATACGATTACCTGCATCTGATCCACCATCTTCTTGAAGAGTAGCGATCATCTGAAGATTTTCATCATAACCTTTAGAAATAAGATAATTTGAAATGATTTCAACCATACCCTCTTTATGCTGATCGTTTCTATGCATAGGACATCCCCATACCCCTGCTTTATAACCACACATAAAAATTCCAGTTAATTTGGTATTGATATTTTTATCTTTTTTCTTTAATATTTGTAATTTTTTTTCTCTAGCAAACAAACTATCAATCGCATCATAAATTGATTCTCTCACTGAATCTTGACTATCTCTTTGTTTGAAGTCATAGGAAATAGTCTTGTTGACCCATGATTGAGTTTCTATCAAATCATCTAAAGGTGCAAGTTTATTGCGAGTGGTGAAACAGTCAGATAATTTTTCATTAGTATCAGGTATATCAAATCCATAACCTGGTAAATCTGCTTTATGATGAACAGTAGGAGTTGCAGTAAACGCTAATACTCTAGGATTTAATTTAATCCAACGCTTTATTCTTTTTGCAACAGCAGCATCAAATGGAGAAGGATATCCAGTTCCCCATCCATATTGCTTACTACCATCATCACCAACTGCCAGAAACTGATGTGCTTCTTCAATAAACAATACTGATTTATCTGCATATTTTAGAAAAGTCTCAAACTCATTTGAAAATCTCACATGAGTTATTGAAAACACATATATCTTATCAGTACTTAAAAAATCATCTAAAAAATCATCTAAACCGCTTTTAATATTTCTTAAATCTTTGTACTTATAACCTTCATAAGATATACATTTAATAAAATCATCATCTGCAGTTTCACAAGTTGGTGCAATTCTTATAATAAATCTTAAATCTTTAAATTCTTTTTTTATAATTTTTGGTAACTCTTCACCCATAAAGAAAGATTTACCAATACTCATTTGTTTCTGAAGTATTTTAATCTTTTCACTTAAAAAGAGTGAGGGATTTTTAACTACTTGGGTAACTTCCTCACGAAATTCCCTATAAACTTTCGTTTCTTGCATGTTCTTAACTTTAATGTCTCTACGTAAAACGCTATGCTTCTACAATAGACGTACGACATTATATATTATACCATAAAAAAATAGGGTGTCAAGCACCCTATAAAATTGCTTTCATAATGTACTCTGTACTTAGAATCGGATCATTTCCTAAAAGATCTAATTGCATCTCATCTGCATCTACATATACATCATCCTTTCCTTTACGACAATGTAACCAATAGTATGTACCATCTTCTCTTTTAAAGAAGTAACTAGTATTGTGTGAGTCTAAAGTAAACAGAGCAACAACATGAGGATATTCAATCTTTCGATTTGGATCTGGTCTACATGACTTACCCATGTCACCATACATGGGTCTTGCCCCACTACCGTGAGGAGTGGGCAAGTTTCTACCATGATCTCCAAATAAATCGTATCCTTTAACCATTAAAGATAATCTTTTCTTGCATGATGTTCTGGTACTATCTTACCCAACTTAACGGTAAGGAGTCCATCTTTGAATTGAACCTCTCTGACTTCAACATCGTCTGATAGTGTCCAGGCTCTTGAGAAAGATCTTTGAGCCAATCCTTGATGGACATACTCGGATCCTGTCTCCTTAGTTTCTTTTTGTCCCTCAACAATAAGTTTTCCATATTCAGTATAAACCTTAAGTTCTTTTTTAGTGAATCCAGCAAGTGCAATTTCAAGCAATGACTCAACATTATTTACCTGAATTAAATTGTAGGGTGGATAGTTTGTTGTGGTTTCGTAAGAATTAAAAAATCGGTCTAGATAATCATCCATACCTATACCGTTCTTTGAAATTATTTTCATCAACTCTGGTAAGTTTGCAGAGTGATACCTTTGTAA